GCAAAGGGGTAATGTCGTTGTAGACCCCGCTTAACTCAATGTAAAACTTTAAGTTTGTGCCAACGCCAATTAGGTTAAGGTAGTTTAGGGTTACCCAATTCCATAAAGACCGACAAACTCCCAAGAAGCTGGCCGTACTAAACCGTTGCCAGCCGCCAATCTTTTCTGGCGTACCCTGGCGAAATCGCACCTTGTCACAGTCATACCATCCGTTCTCATTGGTATAGCGAGTATTTTCCCTGTTAACACCGGGACGAAGGGCGATTTTTTTGAGCGGCATGGTTAAGCTACAAGACCAGGAACATATTGGGTTTTACCAGCGACTTTCATTGCGGTCAACTCCTGTTTCTTAAGATTGTCTGGGTCATAGCTAACATGCACCCATCCACTATCAGGGATGCCTGGGGTATAAAACTCCAGTATCAACTGTGTGTATTCTAGGTTATCCATGATCCATTGGGCAAGTTCTGCGTTGGGTACGCCAGGTATCTCAATATCGGCTGCTTGGCCCTTGCAATGGTCTGAGGTCTTACTTCCGCCCACAGCAGCATTACTCTCGGGACTGCGAAATCCAGAATTACACTTGACACCTTTTCCGTAGTGATCGCGCACCGGCTGGAGAACCTTCTCGCAGAGCAAGCGCAGGCTTTCTATCTCGGCATCACCGGGGGTGTTGTCAAAGCCCATACGCAAGGCGGTTTCTGATTTGGTCAGCTCATGCAGGCTGAAGTTGGCTGTGAGTTGCATTATTTACTCCTTAGGGTTTCGCGGACTTCGTTGTAGAGGGTGACGCAGGCGTTGAGCTTGCGGACGGTTTGGTCTGCGTCGTCGGTGATGGCGATAAGAGATCGAGCAATCTCTGGCTGTAATTCGGCTGTTCCAAGGTTAGCTCCGCTGGAAGTGGAGGCATCTCCGGTGGCTTGTACGGCGCAGTTCGCTGGAACGCGCAGCCGCATAACGCCAGCAGCAATATCGGCATCGCGCTTTTGATTTTGAAGTTTTGCATTTTGGTTGGCTTTCTGAAGTTTGATTGCCTGGTTGCTTACGGCGGCAATAAGAACTTGCTCCTTTTGCCTGGCTTCAGCATTAAGCGCCGCAATTTCTAGCTGCTGGCGCGCGAGCTCGTCATGCTTGCCCTTGTAATACCCGCCGCCAAAGCTGCCAAATATGGCAAGGACAATGCCTAAAAGAACATACGGGTTAAATAAGCTCATGGCTTGGGCGGCTCATCAATGTCGGTGGACTGTGAAGTTGCCACTGCATTGGCTACAGCTTTGATACCGGAGCGGCCAGCAACACCACCCAGGACCCCGGTGATGAATACCATGATGGTAGAAATCTGGCTGGTATATATCTTGTCGATTGGAGCCATCCCTGACATGGGTTGTGTAACGTATGTAACCGAGTAAAGGAACATGGCCATGGCGCCGAGCAGGATGGTGACCAGGACCACGATGACAAAAGCCCATACGCGGATTTCAATTTCTTCTGCGGTCAAACGGGTAGAGGGTTTAAATCCAATGGTAGGCATTACTTTTTCTCCGGTTCAGGTTTAACAAGTTGCTCTGGACATGTGCCGCTGGCTGTGCAAGCTGGTGGTTTGCATTCCAGGCTACTCCAGTTCTTTGGATCTTGGCATGGGTACCGAAAGCGGTCTTCGCACCCTGTCAAATATAGGATTGTCATCAAACACATCAGGACTCTTATCACGATTCTTCCTTTCAACTTCACGCCGTAGCTTCTCGATCTTTTCCATTTGCGCCTTGGCTTCTGCCTTTGTCTCCAGTACATCCAGGTACATGAACGCCAGCAGAGGCAACATCAGCGCCACCAGAATCACAGCCATCACCCATCCCAACACGCCCATCAGATCTTCCTCCACTGGCTTAGCCACAGAAACCAAGTCCACAGGTAGAGGATAAGAATAAGCGTCAGGACGCTTGCTCCCGCTTTGAGGTTTAGATTTGCTTGCCTTTGGTGACGTTGCCATCTCAGCCTTCGTTCTTTTTGCTCTTGGGCCAATCTAGCCGCCTCCTGCTCGGCAGCAATTACATCCCTCATTTCAAACACCTTGCTGTACAGCGCACCCATTTCTGGAGGACTCTGATACACCATCGTTTCCCTGATCTGCACTTCCAGGGCCGCCATCTGATCCATCGCCATGACCCGCTTCAGCGCAGCTTCCATTTGGTTCTGGTCTGGATTAAAGACGTTTCTGGACTTCTCTTCTTCCTCTCGAATGTGCGCTGCTAACTGTTCTTGGATTCTGAAGAATTCTGTAAGACTCTTAACAACTCCAACCATGACCTGCGTTTCGTCAACGGCGACGTATTTGTCTTTCTTTTTCGCCACAGGCTTAGGCGCGGTTGGTTTTGGCGCAATGCCAAAGAGTTTTGCAAGCTTCCCCCAAAAACCATAGATTTCTTTTCCAATTCCAACAGCTTCATCAACTGTAGCCTTAACCTCCATGAAGGAGGTCTTTGCTTGTTTATAAAGCTCGCAACCCTCTTTGATGGCGGCAACGCAAGCATTGGCGGCAAAAAGGAGGGAGATAGGGTCAATTTACAGCCCCAAGACTTTTTTCACCAACTCAGCGGCAACACCGGGGCCAAACAACACACAGATCATCACCGCATAAAGCAGGTATTCAATCTTGGTCATGCGTTTGTCGCCTTCAGCCAATGACTTTTGAATGGCTTCGTACCGTTGTGCGCAAATTGCTTCGTGAACGGCAAATTCAGTTTCAAGGTCGTCGATCATGATGTTTATTCGTAAAGGATGTTGATTGAACCAAGGTCAAAAGTGTCAGCGCCATTGGAAGTTATTCTGACCGCAGTAAGAACCGCACCAAGGGTGACAGAGCCACCCCCTATACAAACAAATTCACCAGAATTTTCTCCACAAACACCAGACGCAGTCCATATGTTTCCAGATAAGTTTGTGATGATTATGTTTCCATTAACTGAAGCCGCCGCTGTTGAGTTATATAAACCAAAACCTGTCGTAAAAGTAGCAGAAGAAACTGATGACGCACCAAATCTTGCCCCGCCACCAACATACCCAGATGTTGCGTAGGTAGGCGTTGAGCCTGTCCCTAACTGCACAAGAATACTTGAAGCTGCGCTTAAACTTACAGTGTTCAGCATCACAGTAATACGTTTTACCCATGACGGTATGCCTGTAAAGTCATAAGAGGTTGCACCTGTTGAAGTGTCTTTTACAGTACCAGAGGTAATACCCAGTATTGCACCTGAGTTGATTGTTACGCTATTTGATCCATCAATTGTTGTTGTCATGCCCATGTCCCCACGTTAGTCGCTGCGCCAGATGCGGAAAGCGGATTGATTCGGATGTAAGTTCCAATAGCTGTTGTCCAGCCAGAGCCACCAGGTGCTGATGAACAGGTGTACTGCGGAATAAATGTGCCACCAGCATTGATTGACACTGTACCTTTAATAAGGAATGGAACAAAAATCGTTGTGTTTGCACCTGTTGAACTAGTAAATGTTGTGTTTGATGCAGTGCTAGAAGATATTATCCCTGTACCAGACGATATACTTGAACCTGTTGTATTGTCCATTTCTATAATGTTATATCGTAAATTATTTAGCGTAGCCGTACCACCAATACTAAATCCAAGAGTATGTGCGGTTGTTCCATCAGTTTTATTTAATAAGCCTGATATTTCAAATTCGTAAACAGTGCTTGCAGACAACGTAGCACCGACACCAAACATACTAACGGCAGATGCTGTTGATGCAACCAATCTTGCAGAATCAAGTCTGTAATACTGCTGAGTCGGAACAATGCCCCGCTGTGTGCCAATAGGTGTAGCGGCGTAGATGGGGCTTGAGTATTCAATGTTGCCAGCGGCTGGCGTAGCAATCAGCGTGTCAGAAGTTAAAACAAGTATTGACATAATTAAGTTACCCTTACGATGGTGAATTGAACACGGGCAGGGCCAGAAGTTGCCGTAGTGTTTGTGCCATGCGCCCTAATAACTGA